AAGATCATTTTAGATGCTGATGTCAAACCCTTAAAGAAACAATTAAGGGAAGCGACTCAGGAGTTACAATTAGCAAGGCAGAGATTCGGTGATCTAAGCACGGAAGCTATTGAGGCAGCTAAGAAGGTTGCGGGAATTCGTGATAGTATTGAAGCAGCCAATGAACAGGCAGCACTATTTGATCCAGGGAAAAGATTCCAAGCATTGACTACAGCAGCCTCCACAGCAGCAGGAGCAGTGGGTGCTGTACAGGGTGCTATGGGTTTATTCGGTGCTGAGAGTGAAGATGTTCAAAAGGCTTTATTGAAGGTGCAGTCAGCGATGGCCTTGTCTCAAGGTCTTTCTCAATTAGCTGACCTAGGAAAGGTGACTGAAGAACTCAAGTCATCATTCAAAGGATTGATTACTACAACGGCACAAAAGACTGCTGCCACAGGTGCAGATACTGCTGCTGTGACTGCGAATGCTGTAGCAAACAAGGCACAGGCATCAGCCACAAATGCCTCTACCATTGCAAGTAAGGCTGCAGCCATTTCAATGAAAGTTCTCAGGGGTGCTTTGATTAGCTTAGGTATTCCTGCCTTAGTTCTTGGATTGGTATCCTTGGTGCAGAATTTCGGTGCCATAAAAAATGCAGTTTTAAATACCCTACCTAGCCTCAAGGGATTTGCAGATACTATCGGAAACTTGGTTCAGGGGGTCACGGATTTCTTTGGAATTACAAGCAAAGCAAGTAGAGAACTAGATGCATTGAACAAAGGAACTGCTGCAAGGAATGACAGCATAGAGATGCAGATCAAATTGCTATCTGCTCAAGGTGGTAAGGAGAAGGAGATCTTTGAACTTAAAAAGAAACAGACTCAGCAAGAACTAGCTGACATCATAGCTGCTGACAGGCTAGATGGAAAGACTACGGAAGAAAGGCAAAAGAGAAGAACTGAATTGCTCAATAACCTGACTTTAGAAACTGCTGCTTTCAATAAGAAAGAGGCGGATGATGCAAAGGCAGCGGAAGAGAAAAGAGCGAATGATGCGAAGGCAGCAGCGGATAAGTCAAAGGCAGAACAGGAAAAAATCAATGCTGAAAAATTAGCAGCAGAGAAGATCCTACTTGATGCTCAAAACTCTTTGCTAAGTGAAAGAAAGCAAGAGGAGGCAGCAATCGAAGCAACATTCCAAGAGGAGAGCAAGAAGCTAAAAGAGGCAGGGATCGAAGATGATGGGGTATTAGCTGAAGTGAGAAACAAAGCCCTTGCTGATTTAGATGAAAAGTACAGAAAAGAAGAAGAAGAAAAGCAGAAGGCATTCCAAGAAAGGCTGAATGATATTGTCACTACAATAAGACTAGAAGGAATCAAGGATGAAAATGAAAAAGCACGGGCTGAATTGCTAGTGCAGCAGGAACAGAGACTTGCTGACATAGAGGCTGACACAACCCTAGAAGAAGATCAAAAATTGATGCTGAAGTCTCAGCTACTGATCAGAAATAAGCAGGAACTAGATGCCTTGGAAAGGGGATTTGCAGAAGAAGAAGCATTGAGAAATCTTGATCAACTTGATAAGCAGATGAAAGATGCTGAACTTGACTTGCAGATGCAGAAGGATTTGCTTGATCAGAAGGAAGCATTAAACAAGCAGTACTTTGAAAGCGGTAAGATAAGCGAAGAGCAGTACACAGAGAATGTAAGGGCTAATTCTCAGGCTAGAATAGAACTAGACAAGCAGGAATATCAGCTAAAAATAGCACAAGCACAAGCAGCATCTAGCGTGTTGGGTGCATTGTCTGAACTTGCAGGAAAGAGAACGGCAGCAGGTAAGGCTTTGGGCATTGCAGCAGCCTTGACAAATACCTATGTGGGTGTGACTGAGGCTTTAAAACAGGAGTCTGTTCTACCTTCTCCTTTTGATGTGGTGGCTAAGGTGGCAAATGTGGCTACTATTCTAGCAAGTGGATTGAAAGCGGTGAAGGCAATCACAGCGGTACAAGTCCCAGGCGGTGGTGGTGGAGGTGGTGGTGTAGCTGCACCTTCTATCTCAGCATCTGCACCTGCGACTACTTCATCTGTACCTACCCTTGGATCTAGCCCTGTGACAGCCCTAGGTCAGGTGATGCAAAATCAGCCACCTGTCAGAGCCTATGTAGTGGAAAGCGAAGTGACAGGCACTCAGAGAAGGGTAGCAGATATTGAACGCAGGGCAGGATTTTAATACTTAAAGACATGGATAAGAAACTACCACTATATGAAATGATGATAGGTGATTCTATTCAGGATGATGAAGAAGTTGACTTCATTGCCTTAGTAGAATACCCTGCAATACAGAAAAATTTCCTTGCTTTCAAGGATCAATTTGTAGAACCTGCACCAAACGAATCAAAGGAGGAGTTCCTTCCTAGATGCATTGAATATGTGATCAATGAAGGTAAGGAATCAGAACAGGCTGTAGCTATTTGCTCCAATCTTTGGGAAGGTAGATTTCAGGAAGAATCCTACAATGACTACCCACAAAGTGCAAAGGATAATGCAGAAAGGGGAATCCGTTTGAATGAAGAACTAGGCAACAAATGTGCTACTCAGGTGGGAAAAATTAGAGCCACTCAAATCATGAAAGGCGAAAAACTTTCAAAGGATGTAATCCGTAGGACTTATTCCTACCTAAGTAGGGCAGCAGAATACTACAACCCTGAAGATACGGAAGCCTGTGGTACTATCTCCTACCTTTTATGGGGTGGTGAGCCTATGCTCAGATGGGCAGAAAGCAAGATGAATCAGGAAGACTTTCATGCTGTAGGATTCAACAAATTTAATATTCAAAACCCTGAGCAGCGGATCGTGACAGGTGCTTTGATGATCGCAGATTTGCCGATCTACAGAAGGGATGGAGAGGAAGAATACTATGTGACTTTCTCTGCTGCCGAGATCAAGAAGATAGTACAGCGATTCTTCAAGAAAGGCTACCAATCTAGGGTAAATGTAGAACACTCTACCCCTGTAGATGGTGTCTTCATGTTTGAATCTTACATCATTGATCGTGAGAAGGGCATCATGCCACCGAAGGGATTTGAGGACATCTCAAATGGGTCATGGTTCGGATCTTTCAAAGTGGAGAATGATAAGATTTGGGAAGAAGTGAAAGCAGGTACTTTCAAAGGCTTTTCTGTGGAGGGACTTTTCCGATATGAGAAGACCAATAAGGTAGTTACAGAGGAGGAACAGATCATGCAACAGATTTTCAAAATCCTAGCACAAATTGAACATTAAAAACCTATTCAATATTTACAATTATGAACGCAAAAGAAGCACTAGTAGAAATTAAAAAGCTACTTTTCTCAGAAGCAGAAAAGGCTGCTGCCTTCGCAATGACTGAAGGTAAGCTAGTAGATGGCACTATCGTAGCCTATGACCTTGAGACAGGTGAGATCTTTGTAGTAGGAGCAGAAGGTGAAAGCATCCCTGCACCTATTGGAGAGCATCAACTTGAATCAGGTGAGATCTTAGTAGTCCTTGAAGAAGGTAAGATTGCAGAGATTAAGAAAGCAGAAGAAGAGCCATCTATCGAGGTGGAGATCGAAGCATCTGCTGAAGAAGTACCTGCTGAAGAACCTGTGAAGGATGAAGCAATGGCCAAAGTAGAACAGGCCATGGGTGACCTTGAAAAGAAAGTTGAAGAACTTGCTGCCAAGGTAGAAGAAATGGCAAAGAAAAATGAGGAGATGAAACAAGCAGTACAATTGTCTGCGGTAGTTATCGAATCACTAGCCAAAGAACCAAGTGACAAAGCAATCTCTGCACCTAACTCTTTTCACAAGGCAATCAAAGTAGAGAAGGAAGACAGATTTGCGAACATTCAAAAAGCATTTCAAATTTTAAAACAAAAATAAAATGGCCTTAGATTTATCAGCACTCACTAACTATGTGAAAGAGAACGAATTGCAGTTGACATCTGCTGCTATCTTCTCTGCAAAAACTGCTTCCTTGATCGAAGCAAGAGGAAATGTCCAGGTAGGTATCAAATCTGCTGAGACTATCAACATCATGACTACCGATGCGGTATTCCAAGCAGGTGGAACTTGCGGATTCAACTCAAGCGGAACTACCACTATCACTCAAAGAACCCTTACTGTAGGTAAGATCAAAGTACAAGAATCAATCTGCCCTAAGACTTTCGAGGCTAAGTACACTCAGAAGGCTTTGCGTGAAGGTTCTTCTTATGACTACATGGCTTATGCATCTGAGTACTCTGCACAGAAAGTACAGAGAATTGGTGCTGCTTTGGAGACTGCTATTTGGCAAGGTGACACATCTTCTCAGACTGCAAACTTGAATAAGTTTGATGGTATTATCAAGATCATTGACTCTCTAGGTTTCGGTGGTGCAGGTGATCCAATTGACGGAAACGCTGCTGACTTGACTACCTTGACTACTTCAAACGTAATTGCTGCAGTTGATGCGGTATTTGCTGCCCTTCCTGCTGCCCTTTTGGACAAGGATGATGTAGTTATCTTCTGCGGTAATGACACCTTCCGTGAGTATGTTCTTGCTTTGAGAAATGCTAACTTGTTCCACTACCCTGTGGATGCAGCAAACATGGAACTAATCATCCCAGGTACTGCTGTGAAATTGATCGGTGTGAACGGATTGAACGGAACAGATAAGATGTTCGGTCTTTCTATGAGCAACTTGTACCTAGGTACAGATATGCTTAACGAGCAGGATCGCTTCGAATTGTTCTATGCGAAGGAAGCGGACGAAATGAGATTCGTAGTAGAGTTCCAACTAGGTGTACAGATTGCATTCCCGGATGAGGTAGTGTATTGGAAATTGCACGTAGCTTAATTTAAAATATCGGGGGAAGGATTGGCTTCCCCCATTCACACTCTAAATTGAAAAAAATATGCCTTGTGCCTTAACTCAAAATTACACCCTTGACTGCAAAGATTCAATCGGCGGTTTGAAGGAAGTATATTTTGCAGCAGTAGAGGATGTGGCTTCTTGGACAGGTAGCAACGGAACATACACCGATGTGACTATGGACGCAAACAAGTACTTTTGGAAGTACGAATTGGTGAAAGAATCATCAAACTTTGCTGAAGCAGTCAATACCAATGTTCAGAATGGCACAGTATTCTATGCTCAAACTATTGAAATCATCCTTAACAAATTACAAGTAAACACAAGAAATGAAATCCTTCTCCTTGCTAAGAATAGACTCGTAGCAATCGTGAAAGATAACAATGACAAAATGTGGGTACTTGGTAAGGATAACGGCCTAGATCTTACAGGTGGCGGATCTGCTACAGGTACTGCCTTCGGTGATCGTAATGGCTACACATTGACCTTCACAGGCAATGAGAAAGAACTAGCACCACTATTCACAGGAGTTCCTCCATTGGACTAATATTTGGTTTGTAGTTTATGTGAAAAGCACCTTCCTAGTGGAGGTGTTTTTTTTTGTGTACATGGGTCACCTATTTTGTATTTATGGTTATGGTTATTATTGAAAAAGGAGAAGCAAGTGCTATCTATATAGCCCTATTTGATAAGAGGCAAACAAGCAGCAACACATACACCTTTCTATTTCAGCATGAGGTGACAAAGGAAGAGGTGACTTTAAGCCTTACAGATGTTAGCCCATTCAAGGAAAGGTACTCAGAATTCAATATCCTAGAGGCATCTTTTCAGAATAATACTGTTGGCTTTTGGCGGTACTATGTAACCCAAGCGGGAAGCGGTGCAAACATCATAGCCACAGGAAAGATGGAATTGACAGCGGTGAATTTGTCAACGGCAGGAGTGGTCAGATACAATGGCTACAATGGTAACTACAAAACATACACAACAGCATGATAAAGTTTTTCAAATTTGACCAAGTACCCCTACCCATCTACAAAGAAGTGAAGGGAAAGGATTGGATCTACTACGGGGAAAGAAATGACTATCCAAACTACCTACTTCGGATCTATAACAATAGTGCAAAGCACAATGCTATAGTAACGGGCAAGGTAGACTACATCTGTGGAAATGGATGGGATGTCAAGTCAGATGATCCAATGGCTAAGGCCAAGGCTTATGGCATGATTGACAAGGTCAACTCCTCTGAAGAATCCTTAAATGAATTGACCAAGAAGATCACCACGGATTTGACCATCTTTGGAGGATACTACCTTCAGGTGATTTGGACAAAGGCAACGGGTGAAATTGCAGAACTCTATCATGTAGACTACTACAAGGTCAGAACCAATGCAGACAATAGTGAATTCTATGTATCCGATAATTGGATCAAGAATGACAATGTCAATCCTAGACCTGACTTTGAGGCCTTCCCTGCATTCGATCCGAATAACAGAACAGGATCACAGATTCTC